ATGGTATGTAAAATTCTTCACTACCCCACTCAAGAATGTTCTCATTTAAATCACAGTAATGACAAAACCTACGTTCCCAACTACTACGGCATATGATATTGTTAGCATTGCCTTTATATTTCTTTGGGAATGATGGTTTATATTTACTTTTAATACTTTCTCCCATACATAATATATAAGGTTAAAAATTATTTATAGATGGCAAAGTCCGCCAGTAATCAGTCTAACAAAAATCAAGTAAAAAGAATAAATGTTGATGATATTAAGGTTAATCTTTTAAGACCATCATTAACATCATATTTTGCTGTCGAAATACCTCTACCCAATAGTGTCGATAGTGCTGAATTGAATGGTCAATTGAAGCAAATTTTGGGACCAGATCAAAGGAAGTTGAATTTGCTCTGCACTGATACATCTCTTCCTGGTTCACAACTAACCACGATGGATATCAATAATGATAGGACTGGTGTGACTGAGAAGCACGCATACCGTAGAATGTTTGATGATAGAATTGACTTTACATTTTATGTTGATGCCTCAAATTATCTTCCAATTAGATTTTTTGAAACTTGGATGAAAGGGATTATGAATGAAGATGAAAAATCCATAAACATCAATTATAATTATAGAGCAAAATATCCAAATGAATACATGGCAGATCAAGGACTTAAGATTTTAAAATTTGAAAGAGATTATAAATCAGTTTTAACTTATGAATTTTATAGGGCATTTCCTTTAAGTGTTGCATCAATGCCAGTATCTTATAGTGGCAATGATTTATTGAAGTGTACTGTTTCTATGTCATACATTAGATATATTCAAAGTGGACCTACAGCACTTGATGATGCATTTGATGGTTCTGGATTGTTTGGTGGACCCGATTCAATTTTGAATAGTGCTACAAGTTTCATTAAAACTGGTGCGAATGATTTGCTTAGATCCGCATTCAACATAGCATAATAAATAACAATACTGAAATACATCTATAAGACATTATGCCTTTACCAAAGATTGCAACACCAACATATGAGTTGGAATTACCTTCAACTGGAGAATCAATTCAGTTCAGACCTTTCCTAGTAAAAGAAGAAAAAGTTCTTGTTCTTGCATTGGAAAGTGAGGATACAAAACAAATTACAACTGCAATCAAAGCAGTTATTAAAAGTTGTGTTCAGACAAAAGGAATTAAAGTCGAAGCACTCCCCACATTTGATATTGAGTTTCTATTCTTAAACATCAGAGGAAAGTCTGTTGGTGAAAAAATTGAAGTAAATATTATTTGTCCTGATGATGAGACTACAGAAGTTCCTGTAAGTATTGACTTAGATGAAATTCGTGTTCAAAAAAATGATGAGCACACTCGTCAAATTAAAATTGATGATACACTTATGATGGAGATGAAGTATCCATCTCTCGATCAGTTTATTAAGAACAACTTTGATTTTGAAAATAAGAATGCAATGGATCAATCATTTGATTTGATTGCATCTTGTGTTGATAAAATTTATTCTGAAGATGATGTATGGGCAGCAGATGATTGCACTAAGAAAGAACTAAAAGACTTCTTAGAGCAGATGAATTCATCTCAGTTCAAGTCAATTGAAACATTCTTTGAGACTATGCCGAAGTTGTCACATAAAATTAAAGTGACAAATCCAAATACAAAAGTTGAAAGTGAAGTTGTACTGGAAGGACTCGCAAGTTTTTTCGCATAGCCCTGGTACATATGAGTCTTGTTAGTTATTTTAAACTAAACTTTGCCTTGATGCAGTACCATAAATACTCATTAACTGATATTGAAAATATGATACCATGGGAACGTGACATTTATGTTGCGTTATTGGAACAGCATCTTGAAGAAGAAAAATTAAAACAACAACAAGCGAATGGCATCTAGGGCGACTACTGATCCAATAGAAATACTCTTAGAGATGGGTGTAGACCTTGATAATCTCTCCGAAGAGGAAGATTATCTTAGTGCCTTGATGGAGGTAGTCAATACATTAACAATAAAAGATGCAAGTGACCCTCGCATTGGATTCTTAGCAGACGAAATAAGAAAGGTAAGACAAAAAAGAAAAGCAGCAGATCCAACATTTAAAGTAAAGAAGACAAAGATATCAGCAGATTCATTTAAAAAACAATTACCCACTGTAGGTGCTACGCAGAAAGCACTTCCAGGAACTGGTAAGGGTGGAGCACTTGCTATAAGAAAAACTAAAGTTAATCTAGGTGCTCTGGTTAAATCTGGTGGTGAAGAACAAGAACAAAGTATATTAGAGAAAATTTTAGCAAGTGTTAATTCAATTCTTGGAACTTTAAAAGAGGATCAAAAAAGAGAGAAGAAGGAAACAAATCAAGAAAGAAGAAAAAGTGAGAGGGTAAAAAGAAAGGGGAAAGAAGATAAACTTGAGAGTGGAATCTTCAAAGGTTTATTGAAGGGTGTTAAAAAAATCCTAAAACCAGTAGAAGGTATATTGAGTCGCATTCTTAAATTTATAGGAACAATTTTAATAGGAAAAGTTCTTATAGCAATTGTTGATTGGATGAGTGATCCAGATAATGAAGGGAAACTTAATGCTATTGGAAGGTTCCTTGAAGATACTTGGCCTGCATTACTTGCTGGATTTTTATTGTTTGGAAGTGGTCTCACTGGTTTTGTAACTGGACTTTTAGCAACCGTAGCTGGATTCACTTTAAAACTTGGAGGTGCATTAATAAAACTAGCAGCTGCCCATCCAATTGCTGCAGCAGTAATTCTTGGTACAGGTGCTGCTGCATATTCTGCATTAAATAATGAGAAAACCCGTGAAGAAGAAAATAAAAAAGATGATAAAAATATAGTAACTCCCACTGAAACTAGAGAAAAAGGACAGACTCCTTCTGGTTCTCAGTTGATGGATGAAATGACTCGCCAAAGAGGATTTGGTGGTATGTTTAACTCTGGTGGAATTATTCCTGGTAGTGGTCCCAATAAAGATACTATTCCTGCAATGCTCACACCTGGGGAGTTTGTTATGTCCCGTGGTGCAGTGCAACAGTATGGTGTAGATACTTTATCATCAATGAATTCTATGGGTGGGGGAACAAACCGTCCAATGATTAGAGGTGGTGTAACATATGCTAATGGTGGTGGAATGATGGATAAGAAACAAACATTACCACCAGATCAACAGAAAAAGATGGAGGAAAGAAGAGAGGGTAGAGGCAATTTCTTTACAAATATGTTTGGTGGTAAGAGTAAAGAAAAAACAAATAGTGGTGGTGGAAGTTTAAAAAACCTTACAGGGCAAGATTACAGAGACCTTGCATTTATTGTTAGTGCAGAAGCACAGAGGGGGACTGATGATGAGTATGGTGTTTCTGCGGCAGTTTTGAATAGAGTTGCTGATCCTGCATGGCCAAATACGATAAAAGCAGTTGGATCTCAAGCAGGTCAATTTGAGGCAGTTTATAAAGGACTCGCAAAAGATGATCCAGAATTAGCAGCAAAACTTGCATCTCCAGAGGGGCAGGCAAAGATTGTTGAAGCAATGAAAAAGTTAAAAGGCAGAACTGATTTTAAAGGAACAAATCAGTATGAAAACATGGGTAAAGGTGATATTAAATTTTCCAATCGCGGAAATTTTTATCATTATAAAGAACAAATAGGAAAATCTGATCCTCCACCAACACCCATTCCATCCTACTACACAAAGTTTATTGGATCTGGTGGACCTGCTGTGTCTCTTGCTAGCACAAAAGCATCTGGAGGGGGAGGTTCTGTATCTAATAGTTCTGGTGGAGGATCTACATCTACAGAAGAGGGTGGATCTGGTTTTACTGGACTTGAGATGCTTGCTAGAATTGTTAATGCTCAAAATAAATTTATATCATCAAAAGAAACAGCATCTTTAGGATCAAAACCATCACCGTCTGCACCACCTGCACCACCAACTAAAGCAGCACCAAAAGTTTCTGTTATAAATTCTGGTGGGTCATCATCAGCACAACAAACTCCTATTTCTGAAACTGTTTCTTATGTTCCACCAGTTCCATCAGCACCTATTTCTGTAGCAAAGATGTCTGTTTTGGGAATTGCGTAATAAAATATGGCATTAACACTACTAGGACCATCAAAAAAATCAGATGAAAAGTTTAAATTTGTAAAACCAAAGACAACTTTGATTCCAGCATCTTCTATGAAATCATCAGGGTCTAAAACTCCTGATGTTGCTGGTGTTTCTGGTGGTAATATACTCCAATCAATTTATAACTCTATTGTTCAGATTGATAAGATACTTAAAGGAACTCTTGCTGAGGAGAAAGCACTTACTAAAGAAAAAGCAAAGCAAGATAAGAGAGAAGATCGTGATAGGAGAGAAGGTAAACTAGAGAAGAAAAAAACTAAGGAGGAGAAGAAACAAAAAGGATTGTCTCTTCCTGGATTAAGTTTCTTTGATAGAATCAAAAAATTTATTACCACTATTATTGGTGGATTCATACTACAGAAACTGGTTGATCTTGGTCCAGAAAAATTAAAAGATATTATAACTGCGATTAATACTGGACTTGATGTTGGTGTAAAAGCAATTCTTGGTGTCATTGATGCTACAGGAACATTTCTTCTTGGTGCATATGACCTTTATGATCAGACTAAAGATTGGGTTGGTGTAAAGGAAGGTGAAGATGCAGAGAAAAAATTTGGACAATTTGGTGAGAAGTTAAAAAATCTTCTTAATGCTATTCTTATTGTTGGAGGAGCTGCTATAGCACTAGGACCTAAGGGTCCAACACCAAAACCTAGAGGACCTAATTTAGCACCAGCTGCTGCTAATGCAGTTGCTGCATCTAGGAATACATCTTTTAGAGGTCCAGGAAGATATCGTTTGCCTGGACAGACAGCAGCAGGTAGCAGTCTTAACTTAGAAATGGCAAGAAGGTCTGCATCTTCTACATTTACTCCAACTCGTGCTAGTAGATTTGCAGGATTCAAGGCAAATTTACAAACAGGAACGGCAGGAGTTCCTCTTTCTCCTGGTGCTCAGAGGGGATTATTTAAAGCAGGATCAAAAGCAGGTCAATTTTTAAGCAAAGCATCTCTTCCTGGAATAAAAAATATATTTGGTAGAATTCCTTGGATAGGAACACTTATCGTCACTGTTGCTTCTTTACTTGCAGGAGAACCAATAGGTCAAGCAGCATTTAAAGGTTTTGGTGCAGCACTTGGTGGAATACTTGGAAGTTTCATTCCTATACCTGTCATTGGAACAACAATAGGATTATTAGTAGGAGAATTTGTTGGTGATTTATTATATTCTTTAATTCTTGGAAAAGGACCCAAAGAAGCTGGAGCAAAACTTAAAGCAGCATTTGATAATGCATTGCTGGTTGGTGGATTAATAGGTGAATACTTTAAAGAATCTTTTGGTAGACTATTTAAAAACTTCCCGACTATTGATGTGTCTGATGTTGGATGGGGAGCACTTCAAAAAGCACTGGCAGTAGTGCTTCCATTTCTTGATGAAGATAAAGATGGAAAAGTTGAAAAGATGCCAGATATTTCAATATTAAATCCAATCTCCTTAGGTTTTGTCACTAAATTAATTCCACATGCAGCAGCATCATTCTTCCCTGCTATTTTTGGTAAAGGTGGAACTGCATTTGGAGGTTCTAAGAAAGCACCAGATAATAAACCTGAGAAGTCGAAGTCAATTGGAACAACTGGGGCAGGATCAAATCTTGCAGGTGAAGCAGGTAAATTTATTGAATCAAAACTCTCAAGTCCAAAAGATTATCAAGCAATCACAGAACATCCAGACTTTGGTGGAATAAGGGGAGGACACTCTGCAAATTCATATCATTACTCTGGTAGAGCGATTGATATAGGCGCATGGGATTATGAGCAAGGTTCAATTGTGGATGTGATTAATCAGTTTAATAAGATGAAAAATGTATCTCCTGTTGAACTCATAACAGCAAAGCAAGATCCTACTTATCACGGCGATCATGTTCATGTAGCATATAGGAAAGGTGGAATGACTCTTGATGGTCCACATATGGCAATGCTAGGTGAGGAAGGAAAGGAAATTGTTATTGATAATGATAGTAGTATTGCTAAAGTAACCCCAATGCTTCTTGCAATTAATGCTGCAAAGACAGAAGGAGGAGTTATGAAAGCAATTTCAGATTTTGCTCCGTATGAAGCAGGTGGAGAATCAACTGTTGTTATAAATCAAAATCAAATTCCTGCTAGTATGACGCAACAAAAACAATCACCATCAGCACCGATCATTATTCCTGTTGGAGGTGAAGATCCCTTTGCTAGTGTTTATGCTAATTGTTAAATATAAGTAAGAGGTAATATTAAATGTCAGACGCAGTAACACCAAGGTCAGCAACACCATCTATACCAAAATCAATAGTAATTGTTTCCAATGAAGATCCAGGTAAGACTGCGAATTTGGTTGGTGGATTAATATCTATTGCATACTTTGAGAGTTTGATGAGTGATACACTTAGAGCTACCATCACATTTACTGATACGGGTGTAAATGACTCCAATGATATTAAAGAAAGTATATTAGAAGGACTTCCTATTGTAGGACAAGAAATGGTCGTATTGAAGTTTGAAGATAATAATGAGGTTACTATTGGTGATA